CTTATAGTTGTAGCGATGAACCTCTAGGTACGCTTAAAGACGGTTTTACGCTGTTTAAGACACCATCTAAGTGTGTAACTGATACGTGTGTTAGTAGTGCAGATAATAAAATACCAAAGGTACAACTATGAAGAAGTTATGGGAACGCTATAAGGCGCATGATAAAAAAGTAAAAGAAGCACAAGCAAACTTTAAAGTTTCTGATATAAAGAACAAATACGTTAGAGCATTGATGTGGATTTTTATGCTTAAATTTGTATGGGATATTACTACATTATTTGAAAAGTATTTGCCTATGCCAATAGTATATAAAATACTAGGATTAGGATGGACAAAGTTAGGCTATTATGTGTTTTGGTTATTATGGTTTATATTCTTAGTAGTAGTATTATACAATGTATTAGGTGAAGAAGCCTTTGATAAGTTAGTTAACGAATTATGAAAATAGATATTAAAGATATTAAGTTTTGGATGGACGCTATTCGCAACAGCGATGATAGAAGCCGTACCTTAGAAAGTTTCTGGGGTGGACAACTAGAGTCTAAAACTTGGTTAGTTGAATCTTTAAGTGCAAAAGCTAAAACAATTAGTAATGCTAATGCTGTTATACATGGTGGTTGGAATGGTGTGTTAGCAAATATGCTATTCAATAGTGAGATTGGTATTAAACATATTATAAGTGTAGACCTTGATCCTGTTTGTAAAAAAATTGCAAGTACAGTAAATAAACGACAAGAAATGGAAGGTATGTTTGAAGCAGTTACAGGAGATATGTGTAGTTACGAATATACAACTAGTCCTTACTTTGTTATTAATACAAGTTGCGAACATATTACACCAGAACAATATATGCAATGGTTAAATAATATACCAAAGGGTACAAAGATAGTTTTACAATCTAATAACTATTCTGAATTAGAAGAACATGTTAACTGTAGCGAAACGCTAGACGAGTTTGTAAAGAAATCAAAGTTAAATGTTGAAGTTGCAAAAGAATTACAATTAACAAAGTATAAAAGATTTATGATCATAGGAACAAAAGATGTATAATTACGAAGACGTAACAGCAATACATTTAGAAGTAACTTCGAAATGCCAAGCAAAATGTCCTATGTGTCCAAGACGGTTACATGGTGGGCCATTACTTGAAGGATTAGATCTTACAGAAATTAATTACCAAACGTTTACTGAATGGTTTCCTATAAGTTTTGTACAGCAATTAAAGTTTCTTAGTATGTGCGGAAACTTAGGCGATCCTATCATGGCCAAAGATACACTAGGTATAATGCAATATCTACGTAAGCATAATCCTTTTATGACTTTGCAAATGCACACTAACGGAAGTGCTAGAACAACAGATTGGTTTAAGGGTCTAGCAGATGTAGGAGTAAAAATTGTATTTGGTATTGACGGATTAGGAGATACTCATTCATTATATAGAATTAGTACAAACTATGAGAAAATTTTAGAAAACGCACAAGCATTTATAGGTGCAGGTGGTGATGCACGTTGGGATATGTTAGTATTCAAACACAATGAACATCAAGTAGATGCATGTGAACAGTTAAGCAAAGACTTAGGCTTTAAAGGATTTAGCATTAAGCATACTACAAGATTTAAAGATGGTAAGTTTGATGTAATAGATGACAACTATAATGTTACACATACACTATTACCATCGCAAAAAAGTTTAGAAATGATTGCACCAGCAGAAAAAGCTAGGAACGAAACATTACCAACTATTAATTGTAAAGCAGTTGAAGATAAGCAAATGTATATTAGTGCTAATGGAAATGTTAGTCCGTGCTGTTGGTTAGATTTAGAATGGTTACCACAACATGCCCATTCAAAAATAGATTATATGATAAAAATTAAAGAATTTCCTAACTTGCACACACAGTCATTGAAAGAAATATTTGATAGTAACTTCTTTAATAAAATTAGTAGTTGTTGGACTAGTACAGGATTAAAAGAATGTTCAAAACAATGTGGAAGTTTTGATAAAATGAATGCACAATTTGAAAGGCATGAACATGCGTAAGACGTTTTGTCCTTTACCATGGATACACTTAGCAACACGCCCCAATGGTGACGTTAGAGTTTGTTGTACTGCTAATGCATCAGGTGCTGGACTTGAAGATGACAAAACAGTAGGCCTTGTTAAAAAGGACGGTATTGCTATGAACATGCGTGACCATACTATTGAAGAAGTATGGAACAGTGAACATATGCGTAATACAAGATTGCAAATGCTAAATGACGAAGTACCTGCAAGTTGTCGTAAATGTTTTGCAGAAGAGGAAAAAGGTATTGTAAGTAAGCGCCAATGGGAAACTAAAGTGTGGGAAAAGCGTTTAGATATTGATAGCATTGTAGATCAAACAGATGCAGACGGTAACTTACCTGTTAACATTCCTTACTTTGATTTACGCCTTGGTAACTTGTGCCAATTAAAGTGTGTAATGTGTAGTCCACATGATTCAAGTAGTTGGATTAAAGAATGGAAGCTACAAAAACCTAAATACAAAAACAAAGACTTAATTGCAGAACAAAGTTGGGATCAAGATTTTGATTATACTTGGTATAAGAAAGGATCATTTCTCGATTCTATGAAAGACCAGTCACAACACATTAAAGAATTATATTTTGCAGGCGGAGAACCTTTACTAATACCAGAGCATTATGCTATACTAGAGTTTATGGTTGACAACGGCTTTAGTAAAAATATTTGTATACGTTATAACAGTAATGGATTAGAACTACCTGATAAACTATTTGCATTGTGGAAACACTTTCAAGAAGTAACATTTAACTTTAGTATTGATGCATACGGAGATAAGAATGATTATATACGCTATCCTAGTAAATGGCAAGACGTAAGTGCAAACTTACATAAATTAGATAACGCAGGATCTAATATTAGAGTTAATATGGCTTGTGCAGTACAGTTGTTAAATGTAGCATACATACACGAACTTGCTGAATGGAAAATAGAGCAAAAGTTTAATAATATTAATGTATTACCTTTTGGTGGCGGTCTTATTGGAACACACCTTGTATATTTTCCAAGTTATTTGAATGTACGAGTATTACCACAAGAGTATAAAGAATTTGCTAAGGATAATATTGAAAGATTTATTGATAGTCAAAAATTTAATACTGAGTGGAATCAACATGCAATGGGGAAACAGAGATTCAAAGGTATAGTAGAATATATGATGAGCGAAGATTGGTCTAATAAATTGCCTCAACTACAAGATTATTTAAGAGTATTAGACGAACGTCGTGGAACAGACTTTAGAAAAACATTTACAGAATTAGGAAAACATATATAATGGACGTAGGATATAAAGTTGTTTGCCATGATGTAGATCCTATAGAACTACATGAACAAACTGTTATTGGTACAGAAGAAAAAAATGCAAATCTTATTGTGCGTTCTACTGCTAACGAACAGTTGTTATATATTGACGGAGCCACAGGCGGCAATGAACCTATTTTTCTTGGAATAACTAAATCAAGAGGAACACAGCAGAATAAGTTACCAGTCGAACCAGGAGATAACTTAGGTGGTGTTCAAATTTATGGAAGAACTAAGCCAGGCAGTAGTTTAGGGTATTGTCATGATGAAACACCGTTGAATGGTGCTATACAATTTTTTGTATCTAAAGATTATAATAAACAAGGTGCAGTTGCTAATGAGATGGTTATAGCATTGTCTAATAATACAGACATGTCTATTAAATTAAAACTTGATAGTAATGGTAACTTAATTACACAAGGTAATATAACTAGTGGTAATTTAAAAATAACAGACACAGTAGTTAACGAAGTAGGACCAATAGAGAAATATGTTCAAGTTGAATTAGATGGCAACAAATATGCTATGCCATTGTACAGGATATCAACATGAACAAAATAACTTGGAAACATATTGACTATAACAACGACAGTCTTAATAGTATAGCAAGAAATATTGCTGAGTATCATACTGCTCATGCACTAAAAGTTAAGTATTCTACAACTAAAGGAGTACCGCTAGGAACTATCTTCTTAGATGACAAACATACAGTTGAAAATATCAGTGTGTTGAATAGTATTTTAAATTATAATGTATATTTTAAAAAGAATACTGAAGTACCATTAAAAACAATAATTGATCCTGATTGTGTTGTTGCGTTAGCAAGTGGTGACACTCCAAGTCAGTTACTAGCCAAACATACATATGTTATTGACATTAGTCCAATGGCATTAGAAAAAACAAAAGAAAAATATAATATAGATGTAGCTAAGAGCTACAATTACAACCAAGTTGATTTATTTGATATACCAGCTGTAAAAAAGTTTTTAACAAAATGCCAAGGTAATGTAGGATTATTTTGTTTAAGTAATGTATTTTTATACTTTCCTAATTGCGTAATGTTTGATGCAAAGGCAAGACTTAAAAAACAAAACGAATTAATTAGTTTATTAGCACAAGATAAAATTAAATGGTATGTTGATATGATAACAGTCAACGGAACATATATTCAAACACTAGCAAGTGAATTAGTAGACATGACGTTAGACGATAAATTTAAGGTATTGCCATGGATCTAGTAGAAAAATTTAACTGGATTAGACACAACAGCGGTCTTGCTACACTTCTGTTAGATATTCCAAAGCCTTCAAATGATATTAGAGATGAAATATTAAAAAGTGTTGACATTGCTGTTCCTCATAGAGATACTGATGGCAAAGGTTGGCGCAGTTTAACACTTCACGGACACAGTTCTATAATGACTGACAGTGATGATGCTTACGAAGAAAAAGGATTCACATTAGGTACTAAAGAATGGACTGATATAGCAAAGCACTTTCCGTTAACTAAACAATGGATTATTAAGAATATACCTTTTGAAAAGTATGGAAGAATTAGAATAATGATAGTTGACCCAGGCGGGTATGTTAGTCCACACAAAGACTTTTTACATGGACAATTACTAGGCGGAATCAATATTGCTATTACACATCCTAAAGAAGTAGTGTTTAACATTGAAAATTATGGTAATGTAGAATGGCAAGAAGGTGAATCAAGACTAATTGATCTAGGAAGTATACACCAAATTACAAACAACAGTAGCAAATCTAGGATACATATAATTGTACACAGTGAACCAATTGATCAGTGGAATGAAACAATTATGCAATTAGTCTGCAACAGTTACAACAAGGAATATGATGGAACAAAATAATATTGAAAGAGCATTACTATGGAATAGCCTGTGTAACATGGGAGACATGGTTAAACTAAAGTTAAAAGTTGACGGACACAACCTTGTACAAGAACTAGAGCAATTTAAAGATAACTGGTGTCCTTATAACCAAAAGAAAGATGCCCATAACAATCGTTGGGGCTTACCTGTTACAAGTCACACAGGTGATGTAATGGACAACTATCATTTGAATAGCTTTGGTCACATGCAACGCTATCACGATGTTGAGATGAAAGAAGAAAACTTTACAACACCAACAGAAGTGTATAACAAAATTCCACAACTTGCTAGTTTAGTAGATACGTTTGCACCAGACCTTGGGCGTGTACATTTACTTAGAGTAGATGAAGGTGGATTTTTTCCACCACACAGAGACTTTCCAGGTGTAGGACCAGAGTACTTTAGATTGTTATGTACATTTGGTAAAGCACAACCAGAAAACTATGCACATATACTTGACAAGCAATTAATTTATCCTGATCCAGAGTATGTACATTTTATTAACTTCCAAAAAGAACATAGTGTATTCAGTTATACTAATGGACTACATTCATTAATCCTTACAGTTAAACTAAATCAACGTACACACGATTTAATTATTAAGAATAGTATGAGCGAATGAAGCTAGATTATCAAGATAAAACAAAAGAAGATTGGTTCTTAGTTAGTTGGACATTAAGTAATAAATGTAATTACAAATGTTCTTACTGCCCAGACATATTACACAACGGAACTACAGGACAGCCCAAATGGGAAACTGTTAAAAACTTTGTTGAAAATTTTAAAGTACCTTCTAAAGAAATTTGTTACAGACTTAGTGGCGGAGAACCTACTTATTGGAAACACTTTATTGATCTTGCAAAACTTGTTAAGGAACAAGGACACACATTTAGTTTTGTTACAAACGGTAGTCAATCAGTTGATTACTTTAAAAAAATAGATCCGTATACTGATGGTATGCTTATGAGTTATCATCCAGAGTATTCAAGTTCATCACACTTTGTAGAAATTGCAAATGCAACAAAGTGTGAAATTATTGTTAACCTAATGTTACCACCAGGTAAAGAAGCATTTGACGAACAGTATAAAATAGCACAATACTTGTTTGATAGAACAGATAGGATGTCAATATATCCTAAAGTTATTTTAGATAAAACAGACGGAGAGCATATTACTAATACTGTGTCTCCTTATAGTAGTGAACAAAAAGAAATTATTGGTGCTTGGCCGTTTGCAAGACAAGTTAATGATGAGAACTTACACCGAGGTGATCTTAAACTTGACGAACAACCTGTAACAGCAAACGATTTAATTATATCAGGAATGAATAATTTTGCTGGTTGGAAATGCTGGGCAGGTATTGACGGAGTAAATGTTGATATGTGGGGAAACCTATATAGAGCAGATTGTCAGTTTGGAGGACCAATAGGAAATATGGAACGATATAGATTACCAACTGAACCTATTACATGCGGAAAAACTGTGTGCGGATGTTTGAGTGATATATACATACGGAAGGACCGTGGAGATGGACGAAGCAGAACTGAAAGAAGCATACCGACTGTTTTGGCTAGTTAAAGGACATATGAATTGTAGTGACGAAACAGCATTAAGTTCGGCTGATGGTTATTTTAAAAGATTATGGAACAATAACGAAAGATCAGAATATGGAATGGAAGGTTTTGAAGAGGCTTATTCAAAGAAAAAATTAATATGAAAATAATTATAACAGGCAATCCTAATTATGAAGGTCTTTGTAAAGGACTATACAAAGCGTACAATGGTAACCAATTAGAATTTATTGGTAGACATAACGGTTGGGATATGCAAGACTTAGATGCTGTTGCAGATTATATAAAAGACTATGATGTATTTGTAAACAGTTTGTTAATACCAGATAACGGCCAGGAAGAATTGTTACATAAAGTTTACAAAACCTTCAAAGGGTCACATATAATTAACATTTCTAGTACAACAAGTTATTGGGGTGACGGTTATAGTCCAAAGGGTTACCTTGAAAGCAAAACTGCATTAGACAACGCAAGTAAAACATATTCACAATATTGTGCCTTTGGTGATAGTAAAATTCGTGTAAGCAATATTGCGTTTGGTCAACTTGATTCTAAAAAAACAAATGATAATAGTAATTCTAAAAAGATTAGTTTGCTTGATGCAGGTAAACTTGTTAAGTGGTTAATTGATAGTCCACGCAATACAAACATTCACTATCTTGCAGTCGATCCTATTCAAACAACTCTTTAAGCTCTGGACAGTAGTTTAATACGTTTTCATTTCTAAGTTTATCTAAATCTTTTGTATACTTAACAAACAAATCTAATTGTTTACTATCGTCTTTGCTAGTGTAATTTATATTAGGAAATCTAAAATCAATTTTATCTAATATATTGTTAGGTAAAATCTGTGGATTTAAATATGCTGGTTGTGCAACTACATTGTTAAAATAAATTGACCAGTTATCTTTTTTGTTTTCTTCAAACCACCAATACAATTTATCTAAATGTGAAATGTTATACGCCATAACTGTAACAGCAATAATTACTCTATCAAAGTTATAATGTTTTAGATTTTCATTTAGTTGTGCAAACGTAAAATTCTTACCGCCTCTAATGTATTCGTACAATCCGTCTGTACCTTCTACACTCACAGTCCACTTAGTATGACCAAATTGTTGTGCAAGTGCGTGTACTTCTTCATCTACAATAGTACCATTAGTAGTCCAGTCAAGTGTAATATTTTGTGCAATACCTAAGTCAATAAACTTTTGTAATATCTTTTTATTTGCAGGTTCCATATAAGGTTCGCCACCTTTAATACTTAGGTAACGTAAATTCATTAATGGAGTAGGATCTTCAAACAGTCTTTCTATAATTTGTTCGCTTTTGTTTGTATAACCAAATTCTGGATGGTCTACCGGACGTTGATAATCACTGTCTAAATTAGCTAGTTTGATTTCATCTTTAACCCAAGCACTAGAACTAATACCATTACACATGCGACATTTCAAATTACAAATATTACTCATATTAAACTCTAAAAAGTAAATATCTGTGAAGTTTTTTGAGTAGTCGTAATTGGTATTTTCTAACATTGGATTGAGTATGTCACGAAAGAATAATCGCCTACTATGACCTACAGAAGCTTCTTTTAACGTACATTGTACACACTCGGGCGGTAACACTCCATTACGGATACTATCCTTTGTGTATGACGCTGTAATGCTGTCTAAGACGGTATTTAAAGGCGATTTAAGCACGTTACCATAGCGTTCTTTGTACACTCCGTCGGGTACAATATCGCCATTAAAACGTACCAAAATACTATGCCAAGGTGCGTAACATTTCATATTTTGGTTACCTGTTTTACTTCTAATGCATCGCCAAAAACATAGATAAAATGTTCTTGTGTTTCCATGTGGTAAGCTAATACATTTATGTGGTTTTTGTGTATAATTGGTCTACCAAACATTAACCCTTCAAACGTTTCGTCTTTAACAATATATCCTTGATCGTTAATTACTATAATAGGACAGCTAGGAGTTCCACTTGGAAAAAAGAAAGCGTATCCGTTATATTCAATACCACATCTAAATCTATATTTGCCACCAAAGTTTAATTGGATATCAAACTGTGTAGTTTCTTTTGTAACAGTATCAAATACTAATCCCCAGTTACTATCGTTAGCATGTTCATCACCGTAAGGTACAGCAACAATTTTATCACCTAACAATACACCACAGTTATATTTTTTAGCAAAGTCTACTCCGTTGATAGTATGATACGTAGCAGTATTTGTTTCTGTATCAAATTCAACAATAGTATTAAGTCCTTTAGTTTCTCCAAATGGTAAACTGTATAGCGTATTACCTTTAACAATAATGTCTGTGTACTTTCTAGTAATATTAGGATCAACATCTATTTCATAACTTTGATATTGTTTGCCGTCAAAACTTAAAAGTGTATTATACCCTGGCTCATCACCGCGAGGCATACTCCAGTATCTTCCATTGCAGTATACAGTCCCCATGTGTAACTTTTTACCTTTGGTAGGTAACTCGTGTGCTTTAATTATTCCATCAATATACAATCCAAAGTTTGTATCTTCGTACCCTAGTGGAAAACTAAATGCAGTCTTTCCATCAGTTGCTACGCTATAAAATTGTCCTTTACCTTTGAATGGTAATGTATGATAGTAGGGCGTTGTGTCACGTAGTTCTACTACAGTATTAAACTCGTCCCAAATACCGTAAGGAATAAACCAACTGCTATTATCAATTTGTGCAACAGCATTAGTCTTACTAGTTGCCGGTAGTAATTCTAAATCAATGTAATCACCTTTGTAAAATACTTTACTGTAGTCTTTACATTTTTCTGTAGCAAAAGGAGGACTTAGTAATTCATTGTTATGCTCAACTAACAGTATATGCTTTATTGATTGTTCTTTGTAAAAATCTTGGAATGCTTTATACATTATTTAGATCCACGGTGTGTACTACTTTTTCTGTTTTTGTATCAAACACTAATACAGTTTGAAATGAATCGCTTTCTCCATATGGAAATGCAAAGATCACATCGTCATGTATTAAGCAGTTATTGTATTTTTCTATTGTAGTTGAATCTTTAAAATATTCTCCTACATCTATAGTATAATACGAATCGTCTTTAGTGTCAACTACTAATATTTCTGCAAGGTCTCCTTGGCTCTTCCAAGTTTCTTTAGGTTCGCAAACACACCCGCCTCTTGGAATATAATAAATTTTACTTTTACTGTTTTCTTTACCTGCAAAGTACTTCTTACTTTCTTTTCCTATATGCAAGTCAAGTGTATACCATGCATCAAGGTTAGTGTCAACAATAAGCATATCGCTCCAATCTTCGTCATGCCCTGCAGGCGGAAAGTAAATTTTACCGTTGCGTGAAACAGTATGTGTATAATACATTCTACTTGTATCTGTTAATCCGGTGGATTCACTAAACCAACGTGTTCCGTCAAATCGTAGTAACACATCAAAGTCTGGATTTTCGCTGTATGGTGGTGCGTATAATTTACGTCCTACTTTAGCTAACGTAGTAAACTTTTTGTTAGTGAATTGTTTATCAGCTAATGGTAACCAATGATTACGCATGTCAATAAGTTCATAGGTCATAGAATTACAATCGTAATGTATCCTGTAATGAAACATTGGATCTTCACATGCTTCACCGCGTGGTACTCCGTAAATAATTCCATCTATTATTTGTGTAGTATGCCATTTTTTACAATCTTCAGTTGGTACATCTATATGAACATGCTTTAGTGTATGGTCATTTAGATTAATATGCATAGCCCAACTAAACGGTTCATGTTCTCCGTAAGGTAGTGCTACAATTTCATTACCGTGTAAGTGTCCTTGTATATACTTGCCTTTACCTTTAGGAGAAACTTCAATGTATGTTATTTCATCTGTTTCAGTATCAACAACTAATATTTTACTTTCGTTGTATGGCAGAAAGTATATAAGATGTCTATATACAATACCATGTTGCCATTTTTCAAAACTGTCGTCTACATCAAGTTTAATTTTTGTAATAGCATACGTAGTTGGATCCATCTTGAGCATATAGTCAATGCTTTCGTTTAATCCAAATGGCGGAATATATATCATTCCATTGCTACCTAGTGTAGCGTAACTAAAGGCTTGCGGGGTCAAATTTGTCTCCAAATGCACTTGTTAAATCAGCATGTAGTTTAGTCATGATTTGATCTTCGTTATATAACCCAACGTTATCCCAATCAACCATATACATTTTATCACCATCAATCATAATATTACTTAGCACCCAGTCGTAGTGTGCATACGGACTAGTTTCATTAATAGTAAACATACAAAAGTCATAAATCTTTTTTATAAACTGTGGAGTGTGTGCAAACTGACTTGCCGGTGTACCGGGAACTTTATGATATTCGATATACATTTTATCATCATCAACACCCCAATCAATTACCCAGCCTTCCATAACTTCACCTAGTATAATAATATGTTCTTCAAGTCTTTCTCGATCAATCACAGTCCATTCTTTACGGAACCTGTCTTCAAGTTCAAATACTTTTCTACCCCACTCAGTATTTTCTTTAATTAATTCCATATGCTTGTGCAACCTCCGGCAAGTAATCTTTGATATATAGTTTACGCCAATTGTCTTGTTTTGTTATTTGTCTTATAAAGTGTTCAATAATTTTTGGATCACTAGGATGATTTGCCCATTGATCAACATCTGGGTGTATTCCTTTGAACTGTTCTTTTAAAACAGTTGGAGCATTTTTAACATGTAACCATTCTGGTAATATTAATAAATTATCGTACAATTTAAAATTATTTGTTTGTGCATACTCTTTAATCTCGTTATAGTACAATGCATTAAGAATACTAAGTGTTGGAGTTACATCAACTTTACAAAAGTCTGCATATTTTTGTGCATTAACTTCTATCTCGCTCCATTTACTTCCACTTCTAATATAATCAATTTTATTACTTGCGGCATCTAAACTAAGACTCATAATTACCATATTAAATCTTCTTAATAATTTTTCAATCTTAGGGTTCCATATAGTTCCGTTAGTATTAAATCTAACTAACACACTAGGATCAAGTCTTTCTAAAAACTTGTCTAAGTGTCTAACCATCATAGGTTCACCACCTGTTAGATAAACTTCTCTAATAGGCAACTCGTCAAACTTTTTCATTGTTTCTTCTGAAGCCCAATTAAAGTTTGGAACTTCAAGTACGCCATGTAACGGAACAATACCGGCCTTCTTCATTGCAATAGCTTCTTCAGCAATACTACTACTGCTCATTTCCCAACAGCTAACACATTTAAGATTACAGCTATTACCAAATCTAATATCAAGATGACTTATTCCAGGACCAAAGAAATTTCTAACGTATCTAGTACCGTCTGGTTTTACTCTAGTACGCATACTGTCAATGCCTTGTATTTCTTGTAGTTCACAACGTGTACAAGCATCTGGCCATTCACCTTTTAACATTTGCATTCTTGTTTTTTTATGAAAATCACTGTCATGCCATTCTTGTGGAGTATGTGTTTTAATATTTTCTTTATTATTTTGTTCAAGGCTAACACAACACAAACGATATTGTCCATCTGATCGTACACACACTTGATTGTCTAAGTACTTACATTGCACCGCAGGTTACCTCACATATTTTAAATCTGTTTTTACTTGGCATTAACAATTCTTCACCTTCAATTATATCTGTTAGTGACCTATCATTTACGTTAGGCCATACAACATCATTTTGTTGTTTAGCATATGGACTATTAATGTCTTTAGGCCAACGGTCACTTAGTAAGTAACAACACGGCAATACTTCACCTACATGGTTTATTTGTATTTTTCTTTTGTTTTGCCATTTGCATTTTATAGTAGTTTCACTAAAGTCTTTAATTTTTTCTAATCGCTCAACATGGTCAAGGTGTTTACTATCGTATTTTATTACACGAGCTTTATCTTTTTTATTTGCTTTAAATTTTTCAATAGCACCATCAACCATACTATTAAGAGCAGTAAATGCAAACCCACCATTAACATCAAACTTTAAAAATCCCATGTCTTTAGATAGTTGTTCACATTCTTCTAACTGATGTGCATTATGATCAAACACTAGCATACGCCAACGTGCTTTACCACCAGCTTGTATAAATGCTTTAGCGTTATTCATAATACGTTCCCATATAACTCCTCGTCTGTATAAGTGATTAGTATCTTCTAATCCGTCTATACTCCAAGTAATGCCACTAGGTTGTTTAAACTTCTTCAACACATTTGCTAGTGCAACGTATTCTTCTGGCATACCTACACCACCGTTAGTGTGAATCATAATTTGTATATCTTCTGAAGCGGCATATTCAAGTGCTTCAACTAGTATAGGATTCATTAATGGATCACCATAACTACCATTAAATATTAGTTCATTAGGAGTAGCATTGTCTATAATATTCTTCCACGTTTCCATTGTCATATGGCTTAACGGCATTGAAGGATTTACCTTAACACCTCCTAAGTTTCTACTACAATTTCCGCACATAGAGTTACAGTGACTTGTAAAGTCAACTACAATCGCATCTAAGGTATTGGCTGTTAAGTATGGCATAAGTATATTTAACAGATAGTTTAATGACAAAGTAGAAATATGACACCACAATCACTGCAAGATATGCGTAAAATAGACCATGTAATCACTGCACAATACCCGGAGCAGTTTGATCCTAAATGGATTGTAATGGAAAGCGGGTGGCCTTGTTTTAGACTAAGTGCATTAGATAACCAACCTTGGAAAGAAATGCACAAAGAAGCAGAAGCACTTGCAGATAAATTTTATCCACATAGAGAAACTACATATGGCAAAGGTTGGAAAAGTTTAACACTACACGGATTAAATGATGACACACAAAGTTTAGGTGGGTATGGTGATAGAGATGAAACTATTAAACAATTAGATTGGACTTGGGTAGCAGACGAATGTCCTATTACTAAAAAGTTTTTAACAGATGTTTGGCCTGCAGAGTTTTTAAATCGAGTAAGATTTATGTTGCTTGAACCAGGAGGTTATATACTTCCACATCAAGATAGAGCAGATGAAGAAAAACGTTTAAGTGTTTGCAATATTAGTTTAAACAATCCAGAAAATTGTAAATTTATTTTTAAAGATCATGGCATAGTGCCATTTGAAGATAGCGGTAGTGCATTTTTAATGGACATATCAAACGTACATGCGGTATATAACGATAGCGATAAACCTCGTATACACATGATTATACATTATGAACTAGGCAGACGTATTAGAGATTTCTTTTACGTGCTAAGACAAAGCTATTATACTAATCAGGGGTAACATGAAAGACTGGAATAGCATCACAGCTGATAGATACTACGAGAATTTCAATCTCGACAATCGTGTTGGTGTAGGAATTCTTGATATTAGTCGTGATATATCAAATGCTACAGTACAAAAACGTTCTTTTGATATGACATATTTTTATGTTAACCGTATGTTGAAGATGAACATGTGTAGTTACGTAGGATTTCATAACCGTGTTGAAACAATTCTCGAAGAAGCATTAGTAAAAGGCAAAGAGTTTGCAATGGTAGCATGTCAAGGACTGTTATTATACAGAGGTCCAAACTTAGTGCAACAAAGTGTAGAATATGCTGACAATAATCCGCAGTTTTTTGTAGTTGGTCATATTATGGACAAAAAGAATCAACATTATCTTACTAAAGGTGCATACCCTGGACTACATAGACAATACTTGTTTGTAAATTTAAGCAAATGGGTTGAATTAGGTAAGCCAGAGTTTGATGAGATGGGTGTTTTCTGGGACAGAAAACCGGAGTTGCAAAATTATTGTCTAAGTGACGATACTATTCACAGTACTTACACGCCTAAGTGGATTAAAAACATGCAAGGCACAAGTAAGTATGCTACAACTAGTGATGGATCTAATTGGATTGACATTGCTATGCGTAAAAACATACAGATTGATAATTTAGACAACAACATGCGAGCCTGCAAAGTATTTTTGTATCCGTACATTGATTCTGAAAAATTAGGCAACGTATGGTATGACAAACAAAGCCCTATAGTAGATGAATTAACAAATCAAAGTCAAAAAGCGTGGATACGTAAGTTAGGATACCAAGAAGAAATTGAAAAGAACCGTGTATATGCTTTTAATACTGAAACATTAAGTAGTGAAGGTGTTCGCACAGGTGGCAAACTAATTGATCATATGTTTAGTGCGGCCGCAGGATTCAAACCACTTGCAATACTAAATGCAAACGGCTTTCATGAAGGTACTACAGTACATTACTTTGATTGGTGTGAAGCAAGTTTAAACTATAAGAAACATTTATTAGAAACATGGGACGGTTACGATTTAGACAAGTGGTTAATAGAAAATGATTTAGATTATAACTTTAGTTCTACGTATAGAGGAAACTATAAAAAGTTTTGGGAGCAAGAACTAAAAGACTTTGGAGGCTCATTAGCATTTCAACGACTATGGAGTAGGTACAAAGAACTTAAACATGAGTTTCATGTAGTAGATCTTATATATGATAATACTAAACTGTTTGATATTATTAATAGTGTACATGGTACTAAGGTGTTGTGGACTACAAACATATGGTCAAGCGAAATGCTTCATTGGAATCTAGGTCCAGAAGAGTTAGAACAGCAATGGTTAAAGTTTGAAGCACAAATACCAAACGATCTTGTATTGTATGGACATGATTACATTGCAGTTGATATGAATTCACGAGTACGTGACAAATTACAGCTAACGCACCCGAGGTACGCCTAATGGAGATGAAGCGTTATATAGAAAAGCACGATGAAGCTAATCTTGGTTGGGCAGTTAAAAAGTTATGCAAGGTTAATCCATACTCAATACAAAGTTGGTACGCTGACTTAGAAAGAGATTACAGCGACTGGAAGTTTATTATAGGTGAACAACACCATATATGGCAGTTTCCTATTAGTGATCCTGAAGCAAAGACAGGACATCGTCTAATGGACGATACTGCATACTATACACTATGTTGGAACAGTAACGAACCAGGACCTAAGCCATTTGAACAAGGTTGTGCAAAGCCAGAGTATCGAGACAACGACAATGATGAACTTAACCCAAGAGAATGCTTTAAAGGTTATGCACTAGACGTTGTAAATAATTTGCCAATGCGTAGTAAGAAGTGGTTAGTAACTATTCATACTCCAGGCACTAAACTAATTACACACCAAGACAGTCCAGATAAACTTCGTGTACACATTCCTATACACACTAATGAAGATAGTAATTGGATCATAGGTGGCGAAACATATCACATGGAACCAGGTTGGGCATATCTTGTTAATACAACTATTCCGCATAGTGTGGAAAACAAAGGTACAACAGATAGAATACATTTATACGGAAAGGTTTGGACAGATGATTGCCGTAAGTTATAGTAAAAAAGACTTTGTATCTAAAATGCAAAGCGATGATATTACAGATGTAACAGTTGAAGATACTAACGATTATTATATTTGTATTGATTCAACAGGCGGTCCTAACTCAGAGCCTTACTTTGAACAGTTTCATCCTAATGTATTAAACTTATGTTTTGATGATGTTGCAGAAGATAGTACAAATTGGGGCGAAGATATAAAAGCATACTATACAGCAGTTGCACCAACACTAACACAAATTCAACATATTTCAAATTTCCTTAAAGATGCTTGTGGAACAATACATGTACATTGCATGAAAGGCGAGTCACGTAGTAAAGCCGTTGCAGATTATGTAAATAATACGAGAAATACGCACGACGGAAAGTATGCATATACAATTATAAGGGATACACTAGATGAACTTTGATGTAAAAGAAATACCAGTTAAAATAGATTATAGTGATACTAGAAGTTACCTTATAGGATTAGAAAAAAACTTTGCACATTTAAAGTTTACTAATGTAGCTGATACTGTTGATAGTGAAAAGCATAAAACTGATGGAGTATATGGTTGGGGTATACAAAGTAATTTAGACGACTTAACAATACCATGTCCACCTTGGAATGTACATAAAGAGCGTAGCGACAATTATAGAGATACTGAACTAGTATACGGTATAATTAATAACCTTAAAAAACAATTCCCACAAGCAAGACAGTTTAGTATTAGTGGACATCCACCTGGAACTGAAATAGCACAACATACAGATACTGACAGATATCTTAAAGTACATATTCCTATATTAAGTAATCCTGATGCATGTTTTGTATTTGGTGATAAAACATATTCGCTACCCGTAGGAAAAGCATATCTAATAAATACTACACGCCCACACGGAACTATTAATAACGGAAAAACTGATAGAGTACATTTATTTTTTAAAGTGCCATCGGAACATTATATATGAGATTATTAAAACCTAAAGATATAACAGACGTCAATGCATTATTTGATAGCCTCGAATGGGATATTATTGAATTAGATTTTAGCATTGATAAAGATAACTTAGAATTCTATTATACACAATTAAAAACACGATTACAAAATTTATGTTTTAGTTTTAATTCTAAAGAATATCTACGTCCTGAAATATATGATAGATTTCAAAAAGAAAATGCAGTTGGAAATTATCAAGGAAATGTACAAGGTTGGAGTGTTAGTTGGCCAATAGAACGAGATATTCCGTGTCCAAGTAAATCACAAGCTAACGTTGATATGTATCCCGAATTACAAAATTTAGATGAAGAAAAGTTCTACTACGATTGCGTACCACAGCAAGTTTATAAATTTGGTATCCTAAATAAAATGTTAGAAACATTATCTTTGCAATCATTAAGACAGATGTTAATAGCATTACACCCTAGTGGGCTTAAAGTTAATACACATACTGATGGAAAAACTAGAAAACTACATGTTCCATTTCATACTAATACTGATGCTGTTTTTACTTTTGGTGAAAACAGAGAACGAACATATCACATGGAATTGGGCAAAGGGTATATAATTAATACCCTAGTTCCGCATGGTACAGAAAATAACGGAAGTACAGAGCGAGTACACTTATTGTCCAGAGTTGATGACGATTTTATGCAATCGCTTTTATTAATAAACTGCAATATAGCAGATAAATAACAGTAACAGGAGATAACAATGAGCAACACTTATTTTACACAGGTATTAGATGAACCATACCACTTAGGAAATGGCGAATTTTTGTCAGTAATCACTAACGGAAAAGCACGTCACGAAGGCGAAGAAACAAGAGATTTTAACAAAGATGCAGGCGCAAGAGCAGGATTGCTCAGAGTAAATGCTGATAGTACTACATTTGTAGACTTTTTTGATAAAAGTGATAACGGTGACAGATACCGAGGTATTGCAGTTGTAGGTAATACAGCATATGTAATGCGTACACAAAAAGACAAAGTAGACAGTATTATTAGAGTAGCGGCTGTAAACTTAGATAATAACGAAGTTACAATGATTGAAGAAAAGGGTGTAACAGTACACGGCTCAGAAACTCCTAAAACATTCTGTGGACACTTTAACTTTGGTCGACCAATTACAGTTGGTACTAAGATTATTTACCCACCAATTATGAGTGGAATGATTATTGTGTTTGATACTGTTGCTAATACATTTACTGTACACGAAACAGAAGAGAAGTTTGCTTCTATTCATAGTGTGTATGTAAAAGAATTAAATGAAGTTGTGTTTTTCCCATATGGTAAAACAACTAATAAGTTGTTAACATTAGATATGGAAACAGCTAAAATTACTGCACATGAGGCTCCAACTAACGGTGCTTTTTATCATGTTAATACAAACGGAAGTAAAGCAGTTGGTGCTCCATTAATTATGGATCAAACTACAGAGTTTAACTTCTGGGTATACGATGGTGATACTGTTAAGTCGGTTGCTTATGATTCGTCTAGTACAGATGACATGGGCGGACAGATGGGTTTCAAATACGGAACTATGAATGGTAACACACTATTAACACATACTTGTTGGGAAGGCTGTAAAGAGTTTGTATCATTAAACTTAGATACACTTGCTATTGATAGCTTTGAAACTAATGAGTCACTAGGTAGTAAGCCAGTTATTAATGCTGGAGACGTTTACTTGTTTCCATCAATACAAAATCCAAGCATGGTAAATCCAACAACTAAAGTTTTTAAAGTTGAAGGCAATGCAATTAATGAAGTTATGGACTTAGGTACTGCAAACATTACTTCAGGATCAATTAACGATACTGATAGTGTTACAATGTTAGCACCTTACAAGTTTGATCTTAGTGATGCCGGCTTAGCTGGCGATATGTCTATTGTAGATCTTAATGCTAAAACATCAAAACTTGTTCCTGTTAATATAAGTTTGGAAGATTATAACTAATGGGGTTGGGGCCAGTAGATACTCGGCTCGTATTACCTTGCCAAGATCCAGAAGGCAATAAATTTGAAAGCTATCACGAATATTTAGATCACGCTAAAAAAAATTCTGTTGATAAAATACACTTTAAGAACGGACGAGGACAAGAAAGTTTTGCTCCTACGTTTAATGATATAAGCGAAATATATCCAGTACACGATCTAGGGTTTAAAATGCACAACTGGTTTCCAGTTGATTTAGAACGAGCTAGAGAATGGTGGCACGAATTCCATAAGCAAAATGCAGATACTGAATTCTTTTATCAAGGTAAGCCTAACGAACCAAACTCTTGGGGTTGCGTTTACGGTGATGGCGCTTCTATATATCATTTAAAAGATGAGCAATTAACTGGTTACTTGTTAGAGATACACAATGCACTAATTGATCTTGGCTTAGATAAAGAAGCATTTGAGTGGGTAGTAGTAAACCATACTCCTGGAACAAGACTAGGAATGCATGTTGATGAACAACAATGGTTAACAGTACACATACCTTTGTATACAAATGACAAGTGCGACTGGACAATCGGCGGCGAACAATTTTTTATGCCACTTGGTAACTGTTATATAATTAATAGTACAGAACCGCATGATGTTGTAAACTATGGTGATACTGATAGAATACATATTTACTTTAGTATAAATGCAAGTCAAGTAGACAAAGTTAAATTAAAGCCAAAGATATGATAGTACCTACGCCCTTAGAAATTACAGACACAAATCTAGACACACTAGGTCAGATACAAGGAAGAACTATTGTGTATTGGTATGCTAAATGGAACGGTCCTCACAAAATAGTAAGTCCTTATGTGGACGTACTCTGTCGCAAACTACATGACACACTAACTGTGGCAAGAGTTGAAGCTGATAAGAATCCTGGTGCGTGGAACAAGTACAGCGTACATGGAGTACCTTGTGTGCAGGTGTTAGAAGACGGTAACTTAGTAGCTACTATGTATGGTAATATGACACAACAACAACTGGAAAAATTTGCACAAGCAGAGCACAAATAAATGAAAAATATTATTATTGTAGGTGGTGGAAGTGCAGGCTGGATGACCGCCGCATATCTTGCGACAAAAACTGATCACGCAGTTACAGTAATAGAAAGTCCTAATATTCCTATTGTTGGAGTAGGGGAAAGTACTATTCCTAGTATTTCAACTTTTTTAGATGAAATTGGTGTTACTGAACAAGATTTATTTGAAGGATGCGGAGCAGTTCGTAAATATACAATTCAACACAATAACTGGAATGGTGAAAACGAATCATGGTATCACCATTTTTGTTTTGATGAAACAGAACACGACGAACAGTTAAAATGGATGAAGGATTATATTAAGCCTGATAAAGAATGGCGTTGGGCATACCACTTAGATGCAACTCGATTAGGTAATGTTATCCGTGACAAGTCTGCTATTCCTAACGGTGTTAAACATATAAGCGATACAGTTGTATCTGTTGACACTGATGATAACGGTATTACAGGTATAAAATGCGAAAACGGATATTATACAGCAGATCTATATATTGATTGTACAGGATTTAAAAGTTTACTTAGAGGTAAACTAGGTGTTGAATATAAAAAACATAAAGCATTAATCAATGATTATGCAGTATGTGGACCAGGAGCATATTTAGAAGGCGAACAACCATTACCATATACACAAACTTTTAGTATGGACTACGGTTGGCGTTGGCGTGTAAGCATACAAGAACGCACAGGTAACGGATATGCATTTAACTCTAAGATGATTAATGTTGAAGATGCTAAAAAAGAATTTATTGCAAAAACACCTGGGATCAAAGAAGATAAAGTTTTTGTAGTTCCTATTAAAAATGGTTATAATCCAGAACCTTGGAAAAAGAATGTAATAAGTTTAGGACTAAGTTGCGGATTTTTAGAACCTCTTGAAGCAACAGGTTTGTTTTTAGTACATGGGCCTGTAATGATGTTAGAAAAACTTTTAGATGATCCTAAAGGAAGCAAAAAGTTTAATCGAGTATGGACTGCACTATACGAACACTTAGCAGACTTCTTATCAATGCATTATAAGACTAGCAAATTAGAACATACAGAGTACTGGAAAAGTTTTGATAAAGTTAACAATGTTAAGTTGCCTGCAACAAAACAAGTGTTATTTTGCAAATATAGTTTTAGAACTTTAGCGAATGCTCGCGAACTTCCGTATACTTCTTAACATCAATACGCCACAAATTCTGTGGAACATTATACAACATTATCTCTTTTTCAAGAGTCCATATACCACGTTTCGCTAATAGTGGCATCATAATATCGTTCATGCGTTTACTTTTGCCACCATCGTCATTTATATTAGTACTAATGTAAAGTTCAGCTTTAGGGTTTTGTTCTAACGCCCATTTAATTTGTAGATTTAATAACTGGCTTAATTGTATTCCTGTTTTAAAAATATCTCTACCTGTGCCTAGTGTATACCCGGGAAGTTGAGCGCCACGGAATAAACAACGGTAAGCATTTTCACTTACTTCGGGTAAAGGGTGTATACCTGCAATGCTAATAATTTTACTATAATAGTCGTGTCCGCCATCTTCGATAGCAACTGTCCAAGCACCGGTATCTAAACACCATTGCCATTTCATTTTTTCTAAAGATGTATTGTTACTAAAATCTTGACTGTTGCAAAACTTTAATACTTTATCTTTATCGTTTGCTGTAGCAAATTTAAATTCCATTCTTCCAAGTACGTCCTTTTGCTTCTTTTAATCTTCCATGGAACTCTTTCGTGTCCATGTTAAAAACATCGCCGGTTGACTTGCCGTTAATAATACAATGTTGTAAGTTATATCCGCCGGACGCTTGTAACGGCATAAACATAACATGGTTTTCTTTTTGGTCAATAGTGTTTAAATCAAAACTAGGTGAGTCGTAACCAATCATTACAGGTGGAGCATACTCTGTCATACCATACCAATTAGCAACTGTCTGTACTCCACGCTCTTTAAATGCATCAATAAAAGATTGCTCAACTTTACCACTGCCAGTAGCTAGATAACGTACACAACTCATGTCTAAGTTTTTAAAGCCTTTTGTCTTTTGTAGTAATTCTAAATGGCGTGGAATTAACGCTATATACGTCGGTTTAACGTTACTAAACAGTTCGGGGTAGGTAAGTGCATTAAAGTTGCTACTAACTAGCTGTGCGCCGCTTATATAAGCAGGATGAGCTGTTATAGTGTAGTGTGCTATAGTGTTTGCAGGAAAGACATCTAATACAATGTCGTCTTTAGTTAGTCCAATTTCTCGTACTGAACGTTCTGCACAACGGTTAATATATTCCCAAGAATGTTTAACAACCTTAGGTTGGTCTGTACTACCAGATGTGAATAGAGTAAGCATAAACTTACTTATTGGAAATTTAAGTGGAAGTTACTATATGTGGTTAAGCAATCATCTTGATCCAAGCCGTGCCATCGTAAAATACTGGATATGGATTGCCTGAACCGACACTAACTGGATCCCAAGTAGCTCTGTCAGCGACAGCAATCATACCTAGTGTTGGAGTTGCAGGTTCTGTTGACGAAGCCGCCAATTTTGCAAAACCGTTAATGTCTAATGTAGCTAATGGAGTAAATGCAAGAGTGTTGTTAATAGCAACCCAACCATTTGACATGATTGACATTGTTTTTAACTCTGGAACACTTGCAGAACCATCGTTGTTAATAATTCTAATTGCACCTTTTGCTACATCGCTTGATACTGTACTATTAGGATCAATTTGGAATGCAATTACACTTGATGGAACTAAGTTGCCTGTTGATCCATCTAAACTTCTAGCATCAATAGCACCTAAGTAATCACCAGCAGTACCTTGTGTTGGAGTTTGGATGTCGCCATGATAACCAGTAAATGCCATTTTAGAAATGCCACCAAAACTGCTCTGTGCTAAACTAATCATATCAAGTGGTGGTGAACCATCTACGTTAGTAATTTGTAAACCAGTACTGAATGCATCAGTCACGCCACCAATTTTAATTGTTTCTGCGTTTCTAACTCTTAGTGTTGTACCTGTTGCATAAATTCCACCGTTGTCAATAACAACAGTATTGTTAACACCGTCAACTAGTGCAGTACTATCGTCACCAAAAACTGTACCACTCATATCACCTACAAGTGTTCCGCTAAAAGTTGGTGCTGTTACTGTACTTGTAAATATACCTGTACTTGCATTTACTGATTTAAGTGCTGGATTGTAAAATGTTGTAGCATCGTTTGCTTTAACTGTACCTGTTAGTTCACCTGTTGCCGCAATAGCACCAGTAGCAACGTTTAATAATACAGTACTGTCATTACCTATAACATTTGCATTAATACTCATTGCATCAATTTGATCTGCAACAGTAAGTGTATTAAGATGTGCACCAGCAAACTTGTTAGTTGGTGAACCTAAACTTCTTGCTCCGTCTACATCTGGAATAATATCTGACTCAATTTTAGCTGATAAATTAACAGTATCTGTTGAAGCATCACCAATAGTAAGGTTGCCTCCAATAGTCATATTACCGTCAGCAGTAATATTTCCAGTAGCAGTAATGTTTCCTGCTATGTTTACATTACCTGTACCGTTTAAATTAAAGTTATTTAGATCTAAGTCTGCACCAAGAAACGTACCAGCTGTATCAACAGCTTTACCGCCTGCTGTGGTTCCGTCCCCTACATACAGCTTTTTAGTATCTGTCGTATAGATCAACTCCCCATCTAGTGGAGTAATTATAGCCCTTTGGGCATCCGTTCCTCTTCTTAATCTTAAAGCCATTTATAGCACTCCTAGTATCTTATGTATGTATTTATGCCAATAAGATAATTTACTTCCGCTTCTTCAAAAACTGTTTAGTACGCTTTTGCACGTCATTCTTAACACGTTCTGAATCTACCCGGAAATCAACGTTTTTTATAGCAGAGTTGTAGTTAGTAAACATTTCGTTAAGTGCTTTTTCAACCTCTTTTAAAGGGTCTCTTTTTGACTTATCCTTAATTTCAATCTCCCACTTCTTACCGTTGTGGAAAAATACTGTTATACTTTCTACGTATTCCAGCGGAATAGCATCGATGTCTATGTCTTTAAACACCTCCGGCCACTTCGCTATTATGTCTTGTGGTAGTCGCTTCTTACGACTTGCCACGACCAGAAGCCTTTTTAACAGGTGCCAAATCATCGGCTTGTTTTCTTAACTCTGTAGCTTCTTTAAATAGTCTATCAGCATCAGCTCTTAGATTCTTAGCTAAGTCGTCGTCTGATAAAGGCTCGTCTGTTTTAGCAACAGCTTGAGCTTGTACTTCAGGAGTAGCAACTGGGCCACCTGAACCTACTTCAGTAACTGAACTTCCACCTACTGCTAAATCGGAAATACTAATTCCTTTTTGATCAGCAATAATTTTATTAAGTTCTGCAAGGTTAACTGTAGTTGAATTATCAGGTGTCATAGTAACATCTGCTGTAGCAACTTTAGTTAATTTACCTCTTGCATGGAATGATGGTAACATAGTACTACCGTCTGTTAGTTGAGTTCTTTGCATTGCATCTGCTAATTCTTCAGCATTTTGCCCTGTATTACTTTCAACTAAGTTCATTAGTACGTCATGTTCTGAATCACCCAAGTTTTCTGTTTGAACAACTAGACAACTGTTTGGATCGTCTGGTAATGTTCTAAATGCGACAGCAACTTTACGTCCTGTCTTTTCTAGTCTTCCTATGTGTTTTAAGGCCATTATATTTCTCCTTAGGCGCCTAATACAGCATTAGCATCTGCAGATGAAACTGGTGTATCTTTTGCAGTAGCTGGTGCCGCCGGTGTTGCCGGAGCAGTTGCTGATTCGCCTACTTGTTGATTTTGTACCGTAGTTAAGAATACATCTAATTTATTAAATGTTTTTCCGACTGCTTCAAGTTCGTTAGCCTTAAATGCTCCACGACTTTGTGCAACTTCGATAATTGTTTTTAAAACGCCAAGGTCTTGTACAGTTAATTCTGCCGCGGCCTGCGTTCCTGTTGGTGCACCACCCTGTGGCATAGGTGCTTGGCCTGCGCCATCTTTTCCTACTGTAGGGGTTGATGCAACTTTTGTTGTATCATTTGACATTCATATTCTCCTTGTTTTGATCATAACAAGCATATCTGTTTATATGCTATTGTATTTACTATGGGTTAATTAATTGTACTTTAAATGTGGACAAGCTAACATGAAGTAACTAAGCTCTCTATGTTGTTCAAATCCAATTTTAATAGTCTGATTGTATGCACGATTTTGGTTATCAGATAGAACTAGTGTTCGACCTATATAGAATCGTCCTTTTAAGTTTGCCTTAATCCATTTACGTATGGAATCTTCCATGTTATACTTTGGGTGTATACTACAGAACTCAAAGTGTTTAGGGGCGGACTTAGCCTCCCTAATATCAAAAAAGTCATAAGCATTGGGTTTAATATTCTTATCCAGCACTATTTTCCTTCTTCGTAATGTGCAGTAATACCAAATGGTGCCTGCATATTTTTATCATGGTAACTATGTACAATAAAAATTGTATCACAATAATTTTCATCACCCCAAGTATCCCAAGGATAACCATCTGTAAACATAATGAACTTCTTAGGAACAATATCTTGTTCTTTCATATATGTCCAGTTTTTCATAAAGTCAGTACCGCCACCGCCAATAACTTTGTACTCACGTAAGTCACTAGCCGAGTCTGCACTAAAATCTTGTTCGTTATAAACTTCTGTATCAAAGCACCATAGTTTAATTTTATAGTCTTGATACTCGTCCATAATACCTTGTACTTCGCTTAAGAAGTCATTTGCTTGACTGTCACCAATTGAACCTGACATGTCAATTGCAATACAAAGATCAACTGTATCCATAAAGTTCATACCTGGAAGTATTGCACCAGTATGCCAACCTTTACGTGAAGGACGAGCAAAAGTAAAATCGTTACGTATAGTACTTTCAATCTGTTGTCTAAGTAACTCTCTCCAAGTAATCTTAGGCTCAGTAAGTTCTTTAATCATACGTTCTACTTCTTTAGGAACATTACCTGCACCTGCCGCCTGTGCCGCAGACATCATGTTCTCTTTAATTTCGTCACGTATTTTAGCAAGTTCTTCTTTACTATATGAAGGCTTGTTAGCACCAGGTGCCTTACCTTTAGCTTGACCTGGTTGCGGAGTATTACCTTTCTCCCAATCAACGTGTTCGTCAAGTAACTTACCTAATTGATCTAATTCTTCTTGATCATACTTGTCAAAGATATCATCATATACAGCCTCTGACGACCAACCATCATATTTAAAGTCTTGGAAGATTGGAATGTCTTTAGGCTTATCTCCAATACGATCACGTACTAGTGTATTGTTTACAATATAGTCTGCCGCAATATTATGTATCTGCGGATCTCTATCTTCTCTACGTGTCATGTGATCAAATACACAATGAAGTATTTCATGTGCAATTACAAATTCTATTTCTTTGTTAGACATCTTAGCAAAAAACGGAACACTATAAAACAAATGTCTACCATCTGTGGCCGCAGTCGGACACCAATCACTTGCTTCTTTAATAATAAGCCTTGTAGCCATATTACCAAAAAATGGGTGACGTAGTAACAANCCAACTCTAGCTACAATAATCCTGTCCAAAACTTCTGCACGAAGTTCGTCAGTTATTTCTATTTGTGGAGTTTCTGTTTCTAATTCTAATACGTCTGTTGCCATGTGCCTATTCCTTATTGTTTATACTTACAGTATACACTATTTAATTGATGTTGTCAACCAAATAAAAAGGGTAGAGTACCAAAAGATACCCTACCCTAATCAGTTAACTAGCCTGTGCGGCAGTAATGTACTTTCCGTACTTTTCATGGAACTCATCAAAACACTCAACTTCATCTGGATCGATTGGAAGTTGGTATTGTGTAAGACCTAATTTGATACCCATTACTACTAGCTCGGTATCAAAGTTGTCCATTGAGAACCTTAAGAAGTTATTGACCATATCGTCAAACTTCTTATTGCCTTTATCGTTAGCTTCTTTTAACTCATAACATAAAGAAACAGTCAAGGAATACATGGCACTGATTTCTCGTGTTTCTAATGTTTTTACTTTGCCATCTAATACATCAGATGGGTTAGGTAAGTTAGCTGAAACTTTACGATGGGCCATGAATTTCACAGCCAGGCCTTCGCCAACTGAACCACTAACTAAATCAGTAGTGGTGATCTCGTCATCATCATCCTCTAGTAGTTCGGATACAAATGACCAAGAACGAGGTGTAGCAAATGAACGACTTGGACTTTTTGGATCAAAGTCATACAAGTCTTTCTTGCTGAATGTCAAGTAACCAACAACATCTTGGTGTATGTCATTGTTTACTGCCCACTGAAACCAATCGTCGAAATCAACTTTTAGTTCTAAGTGAACAAATCTATTTGCCAATGGTGCTGGCATTCTATATGTAACACCTTTGTCAGCATCTCTGTTACCTGCCGCTACAATAAGAACATTGTCTGGTAGTACATAAGTACCAACCTTACGGTTAAGGATTAATTGATATGCCGCCGCTTGTACAGCCGGTGCCGCAGAGTTCATTTCGTCTAAAAACAAAACGATAAACTTATGCTTCTTAGCATCTGCTTCTGTCGGAAGTTCTTGCGGTGGTGCCCAATGCATTGTATTATCATTTGAACTATAATACGGAATGCCTTTAATGTCTGTTGGATCCCATAGTGACAAACGAATGTCAATCATGTGTGCATCAATTTCTGACGCAACCTGTCCAACGATGTCCGATTTACCAATACCTGGTGCTCCCCAGATAAACAACGGACGTTTCTTTTTAAATGCTCTAACAATGCTCTTTTTTGCACTATTAGGACTTACTGTTCTAACTGCTATATTTTCCATGTTGTATTCCTCTTTCATTTTTATCAGTGCCATACTTAATTTCTAAGTATGTATATATTATAGCACCTAGTTTCCAAAAGGTCAACCAGAAAATGCATTTTTTTTAAGAAAAATAATGTAGTAATATCAAGGGTTTAGTTCTTCGTCTGTCCGTTTTAGAGCTTTAGCTAGTCCGTATTTACGTACATCACCACTAAAAAGATGTAATTCCATGCTCTTTTTTTCACTTGTAACTGTTACTGCTTTGTTAGTTACGTAGTAAGGACAATCGATAAACTTATCTAAGAACAAAATAATTTGGGTAGTTATTTTGAATTCAGGAGGAAATGGTATTTCATATGTAACCAAATCCAATTTGTCCATAATAAACATCATGCCTTCGTCAGTTAGACGTAAGCCGCCAACTGCTCTAGTATTCTGCCACCATAACGGCATGTATTCTTTTAACGTGCTTTCACTAATACTAATGTTGGCCTGTTTTAAGAATACCTTGGTATAGGTTTCTTTCCAGTTCATTTTAGCCTTCTTGTACTGTTGTGCCGGAAGTTAATTTTACGACTGTAAAATCTTCAGTAGTGAATAGTTCGTTGAGTTTACTTGCTAGGTTGTGTGCATGTCCAGGATTGCTGAAAGATACTTTTTTATATTTAGGCCCAGGGTAGTTAGTAAGTACATTAGATGACTTTAAGTTAAAAGGTTTACCCTGATGAAAAACTGCCCAAATAGCATCAGCCTCTAGAATCTGTTCGCTTCTATAAGACTTTTTGTTTATATGCTCTAGCAATACTTTAGGTTTTGGTCTACTCATATGTGTTCCTCTATCATAAGTATTTATCCAAATGATAGAGTTATATGCGTAGTTTACTTGGCTACTTCCACCCTTGTCCGCCGCCATCTACAGTAACGTTAATTACTTCTTCAGCGTTCTTTTCCTGGTGTACTAGAGCTTCTAAATCGCCGTGTAAGCGACTCATTACACTTCCGATAGTCATTGCTAAGTTCTTAGCATCTCTAATGTTAAGTGTAATGTCTTTTAATTGTTGGTTGTCAGCAGTCTTAACTTTGTCAATAAACTGTTGTAAAGGAATTGTGTTTAATGGACTAACGGTTGGCACGTGATAACTCCTGACGCATTTCGATCTCAGTCTGAAATGGACCTCTGTACTCATATGATTCTAGTGTTACAAGTTTAGGACAAAAACTTTTTACCCAACCCTTGTCAAAGTGAATACAAAAATAGCCTGCACAATATAAGCTCTTAGACTTTTTACTTTTAGTAAACAATCCAAACTTTCTTTTTACGTCAAACATGCTATTGAATGGAACAGTACTAGTTGGTAAATTATAAATCTCTTTTGCAATATTAGATTTTGCTTCACTAATATCAGACTTATTCCAAAGTAACGTACCTAAGTTCTTTTCAACAATACCTTTAGTATCATATATGTAAGTTCCTGTGTTGCAACTATACATGTATTTGTTATCGGCATCACGTGATAGTGTGCCTTTCTTTTCGTTTGAATCAATGTCTTCAATAATCCAAAACTTATTCTTTAGTATTTCATTTGCCTTTAGTTTTGTCATTTTACTGGGTACCTCGCTTGTAATGGTTTTGAATATGCTTGTGCATTATCGGAAATTCTTTGCATGTCATATATAGCACAGAATTTCATAAGACGCAATCCAACCTGTGAAATATTCTTAGGTTGTGCATTTTCAGTGATAGTGTTAAAAATCTTTTCTTTAATGTTCTCAGGTTGTGCAGTTAAGTCACATAGTGTAACATTACGTTGATAGTCATCTAGTACACGATGCTCTACACCATCATGATCAGTCCAACGTTGTAACATCAAGTTATTCCAGTTGTAACCTTTAGTGCCTTTGTCTTCGTATGCTTCTAATAAGCCAACCTTGTTCTTAGTACCTTTCTTACGTACACCTGGATAAGCACTAAACACGTTATCACTTGTGTCACCTCGCATACACTTTTCAAATAGCATATAGTCAGGTACAGGAGCAGGCTTTTCTAATCCTGTCTTTTTATCAATAACAGGTTGCCTTTTCTTGTCGTCAAAGTAACCTTCGTGTGTAATAATTGTATTACTAACACCATTGTACTGTGTTACGTTAGGTGCAATTAGTTGTGCAAAGTCACCATCAGTACTAATAATAACATGATCATCATCTGGGTGTGCTTGTGTCCAACCTGCAATTAAGTCATCTGCTTCTAGTTCAGGATGTTGCATTACAGTACAGTTAGTCTTTGTAGTTACAAAGTCTTTAAATGCATCAAACGTTTCCCAAAAGATCTTTTCTTCTTCTGCTTGACTAGGACTAAGTGCATCACGGCTTTCTTGCCTATTACGTTTGTAAGGCTCATAATAGTCTTTACGCCATGAACGACCTTCTAAACAAAATACAATATGATCAGCTTCAAAGTCTTCCCATGCTTTCTTAATACTGTTTAATGTGATGTGAAAAGCCATACCAACTTTAGTATCCAAGTCGCCACGTACAACGTGCCTTGCTCTAAAAAAAGTATTTGCTGTATCTACTAGTACGTATTTCATATTATTGTCCACTCCGTTTTGCCTAATAAGTAAGTTGCCCATAGCATGTGAAATTCTTCGTTAGGATGAAACCCATTCAAAGAACTATTGCGTAGTAGTGTATTACTACTTTCTAAATTATCTAGTTGCTTCATTATATAATCACTATCATTTTCTACATTCTTATACTTAGGATAATGATCTTGCCACCAACCTGCTTCGTTAATAACAGGCAATTCAAAAACACTACCATGCATCTGTGCAGTTAATCTAACCCACGGACATATTACTATTGTACACGAATCTGTAGCAAAGTCAACCATAAATGGGTTGAAATTCTTCCAAACTAGACCTTCTACATTTGTATGTGATGTAATGACACGATTGAGCTCTTTTAACATCATCTCGTCGTACATTTTAAACCATTCAACATCAGACAGCTTTTTATCTAGTGTTTGTGTTTCAGAATATAATGTATTGTAATGTTCTAATGTTTTATACCAATCTTCAATTTTAGACTGATCTCTGCCCGGACTAGTTAATTGGAATATTACTTTAATTTCTTCGTAGAGTATAGCATACTCTTCTAGCAGTCTATCTAAGTCGTGTACCATGTTTTGGTTACAGTTACCAGGAACTGCTGATAACAACAAGTCACTATCTAATGCCTTAGCACAATGACCTGCAAACGAGTTATTAATTCGATATGTTAGACTGTCGTTACCAAGACCGCTTTGTACACCTCGAAAGTTTTCACCGTACGACCAGCTTTCACCTACAACAATAAGAAGACTGTTCTTTTTGTTCTTAACGAAAACTTCTGTATTAATTGCACTAATCCAATCAGGCTTAGTACTAGACTCTCTAGCATGTAACGTTGACTTTGCAGTGATAACGTTTAACGTCCGACTATCTAATCCTATAATAGGATGAATACGTTTCCATTTAACTTGCTTCACTTTTTCCATCTTCTCTTGAAACAATTTTAATATGTCCAGCATCTCTCTGTGGATCATGTCCTTGTTCTTGTAAGATAGTTCTAGCAACGTCTTTAAACCAACCGTCTACNATAGCTTCGTTTGATTCGCCTTTATAACCTGCATCAAGTAACTGTTCAATAAACTCGTTATTCCAATCGAGCTCAAAGAACCCGTTCTTAATGTCGTCTGGGTTAACTTGTGTATCTAATACACCAACCCAAGGCTTCTTAGCTTTAGTGGCCGCCTCTTTTTCTTGTTCTAATAGTGTTCTTGAATTAGGCTCGCCTTTAACAGGTTCCTTTTTCTTAAACACGTTTTTTATTTTATCTAGCATTGTGTTTCCTTATAGTAGACCTTTTTCTCTTAACTGTACATCAAGAGGTCTAGTGTCTGTTGTTTTACTTATTTCTTCTTTAGCCTTGGTCAATTTATCAAGTTCCCCAGGCATTTCCGAATAAGCTAATGTGGAGTCTGGGTGTGAATCTCCATCCTTTTGCCATACACGCCTCTGCCACGTCTTTAACATTGAGGGCATATTCTTCACTGCGTCCGCCCAACGGCATAAGGTATACCGGACATTGTAACCCGGCACTTCTGTAAGCCTCCACAGCTCTTTCAACTTCTTCAAAGTCGCCTTGAGTAGCGACAACAAACTTAAGATAGATGTCGCAATTAGTAACAGTACTATACTGACTAGCCACATCAGGCTTAATAGCAGTATCCCAAGGTTCTCCGCTAACACTAAGTTTTGGGGAACAAGACCATGTAACCTTAATCCTGTCTTGATCGTTGAGATAGTTAAAGAAATCTTCGTGTAAAGATTGTGTAGTATTTGTTTCAAATGTAACATTTTTTAAGTCCTGCATACGTGGATGCTCGAATAGTTCTATATATAACCGTTGCCATGCAAGTAACGGTTCGCCTCCAGTTAATATTAAATGGACATCTTGCCCATTGTCTTGTACCCACTTACCATTAGGCGTAAGTGATAACAAGTGTTCAACTACTTCTTCAACTTCTGCAAGTTTATTGAAGTGTTTAAATTCAGGATAGATACTTGCATATGTATCACAACCTGTATGTATAATAGGTAAGTCGTTAAACTCTTTTGTAGTTTCATGTACACCTTGATTAATAAGTTCCATTACTTCTGCATTGTGTTTCTTACCTGCTTTGTGTTGTTCCCAACGATCACGCTTCTCGTCAGTACCAAAGTTCATACAACGAAAGTTACAACCAAAGGTACGTAAGAACACACTAGGTACTCCTACATATTGTCCTTCACCTTGTACACTATAAAATGCTTCTGAATATCTTAGTTTAGCTGGCATTATAGTTCCTCCGCAATTCCTAATAGTTCAGCAACAAGTAATCCTGTTGCTAACCAAAAAATACTTCCTGTAAATAATGCTACTACACAACCTGCAATACGAATTGCACTTTTTACAAGACTAATATAAAAATGTTTCTTACTTGGATCCTTAGGCTCAGGTGCTCCAGGCATTATTACTCTTTCTGGAATGGGGCTCATTGCACCACCCGCATCAAAGGTTCACTTGACATTGAATCATGGTAGTCTGTGTTATAAAATCTACGAGTAGTTGTTTCTTTAGTTAACATACCATCTTTAATACGATATGAAATAAACTCTTGTTTGATAACGCCTGTCAAATCTTTCATGGCATCTACTGTAACTGTCTTTAATGGTCCGTCACTCATTTCGCATACTCCTGTTGTAATTTAATATTGTCCATAAACTCTTTCTTAGTACCTGCATCATCTTTAAATGCACCTTTAAGAACAGTTGTTTGTGTAAGACTACTATGTGCCTTTACACCTCTGTTTTCAACACAACCATGTGTTGCTTGGACATAAACACCTAAGTGTTCTGCACCTGTTGCCTTTTGAATTTCACGAGCAATGTCGTTTGCTAATTCTTCTTGCAACGTACCTCGCATAGCACACCATTGTGCAATACGTGTATACTTACTTAAACCAATTAATTTATCTGCGGCAATAATACCTATGTATGCAACACCTCTAACAATCTGATGATGATGTGAACACATACTTGTAAGTTCACTACGTACTACTAGCATACCTTCATAACGTGATGCACTATCATTAGGAAATGCAGTTGCGGCTGGAATAGGTTCATAACGTCCTGCCATTAGTTCTTTGATATACATCTTAGCAAGACGTTTACCAGTTCCCATACTGTTAGGATCGTTATGCCTATCAATTACAAGTGCATCAAGTACACTTTCAAATGCTACAGTCGCTTCTTCAATTAGTGCGTCAGTATCACCTTCTTGTAATACCTCACTAATGTTATCGCCTGCCCAATGACGAATGTTTGCGTCTTGCAAACGGGCTTTGATCTGGTCACTTTTACTCATTTATTTCTCCGATGTTAAGGCAGTGGATTGCCAAATTTATATATATTATATACTTTATTTAGGTTTTTGTCAATGACTTTAAGCACCAAAATGTTTGTTTAACATTTCAAGTCTGTCATTGGCAGTAGCCATTTTATCAAGTTCCTTTTGAATAGTCTCAATAATATCGCTATGTTCGCCTATTCCTACTACTGACTGCATATACACTTCTATGTTAGCCTTGTGCAATTCAATCTCCGCTTCTGCGTGTTTCCTTGCCGCATTAATTATAACCTGTTTCAACATAAAATTCCTTTCTAAAATTGTGACGGCAAATATTCTGTAGCAATCATTTTATGAATCATTTCATTAAAATGTTCGCCATCTACAGTATGGTTGCCTACGTTGATGTCTTTTTGTTGAAGAAACCAATCTTCAACGGTCTGCTTTGCTACTTGGATATAATTGAAATCAAAAAATTCTTTGTTCATTTCTTTTGGTATCCATGTCCAACTGTTTAATCCAAACAGTTTTACTTTCGCACCGTTGTTACGGCACAACTCTTGTATAATATATATCTCCTTAAAAAACTCACGTTGAGTTTTAAGGCTCATAACTTCCATCCATGTCTTTACAGTCATGTATGATTCTGATCTTAAATCCGGCTTAGCTAGTTTAAACTCTGGATCGTATACTGCTTTAAAAGGTACTTCCTTTTTAAAGTCTACTGGCCAAACTTGCATTGGTATGTCATTAACACTACCGTCAGCAGTTTGATTAGCAGGATACCAACAGTCGGTACGTCCTTTTGTAACTTCTTTAACATACGTTGCATCTAGTGGTACAATGTTTTCGTAGTGTGTAGGAAATTGAATACTTAATCTAAAACGATTCCAGTAAGTCATTTGTACAACAACTTCTTCAATATCATCATAAGTTTTAAATAAATGACTTAACCATTCTGAATAAGTCCACCAACCGTTTTGCGGATTAGCAAATATAACACCGTCAGCATCTTTACTATTAATATAATGTTCAGCCCAGTTGTTATCATTCCACTTACCACTATAAGGCCAGTTTTCTTGTGTCATGTTTTCTTTGTCTTTGGGCATACCATCAACATGATATCCGCTTGTATGACTACAACCTATAGCGGCAATTCTCATGAATAAAATCTCTCTCGTAATGCGGCATCAGCGGCTTCAGTTGAATCGTAGCTTTGTTTTGTAGGAAGAACACCACGAACACCACCTTGTGGATCATCCATGTCTCCGTCACGTCTAAAAATTAAATGTACATGTGGATACATGCAAGTTTGTCCTGCACTCTTGCCCATATTGATTCCCATGTTGTAACCTGTAATATTAGTCTTTTCACTTACAACATTATCATATCCCATAGTAACACCAAAGTTAAAACATTTCATAATAGCTTCGTGTGTATTTTCACGTGGTACAATAAGTGTATGACCTTCTGTAACAGGATACTTATCTCTATATACAATAAAGTCTCTTGTACTAATTTCTACATCACTCCAAGGTGCTCTACCATCTGCTTGGGCTTGTTCTAAAGTATCAATTTTCATTTCACACTCCAATTATTCATTTATCGTTGGCATACGTTTAATTAACTTTTTGGGTCTTAGTTTTAGAGCTCTGTTCATTAAGTTAATTATACCACCTTTTTTAAAGTTTGTCAAGAATCTCTTACGATCCAATTCTCCAATTAGTTCTTGTGTAAGTATACACTCCTCTAGACCGACCTTATTTGTCAAGTTAGGCGTTGTGAACTTAATGTAACATAACGTGTCACCACGTTTAATAGACAGCTTAGAGCTTGTCTTAGCGAATATAAAGCCCCAACTAATAGTTCTTATCCACTTGTGTATATTAAATGCACCACCAACAACTTCGCCGGGTAAGTTTTCGTTATGCATAAATGGTGGAAGTATTTCCATTAAGCAAGGTTCGTCAGCAACAAACAAATAGTTTAGATTAAACTGAAACAATGGCTTTTTAACATCGTGCATATCTTCTTTAGGGTGTATAGTAAATAAGTTGTGTAACTGATGCTCGTCAACTTCTTTACTTGTAATAACTACAATTCCGTCTTTAACTTCTGCATCAAACGACACAGGCGACTTCAATAGAAACAAGTTATTATAAAATCCTTGATACGAAGGACAATCAATAATACCACGTTTGCTATAATTCTTGTTAATTACTTTTGGTGTTTTAAAACGTTCTGGTTCAATAACTAATAAATCAGGTATTGCTCCTGCCCAACACCAACCTAAATTAGTCGTCATATTGTCCCACGTTCTCCCAAGGATAAACTAACCATACGTCTTCCTCGGCTTTGTTAACTTCATGACAACTATAATTTACTAAATCAAAGTTGCTGGCTGAATTTTCTGTAAGGGTAGCAAAACGTACATTCTTACCCCATACTCTATTCCATTTAGGATCATCAGGTAAACAACCTGCTTGCCAATCTTCTTTAATCCAATTGAACGTAGCACCTGTATCGTTAATGTCATCTACAATTAAAATCTTTTTAGCTGTTGGACTACCTGAAGCAATTTTTCCATCTAGTACTCCGTATGCATCTTCTGCCATCCAGGCCGCACTATCGTTGA